CCTTGTTTTTTTTGCTCATTGTTTTTTCTTAGAGCTAAAAAGCCCGCAAAGAGAAAGCACTTATTTTAAAGAACTACTAAAGAACTAATCTTTCTTCCATGTAGTATATAAAAGAAAAATTGATGATGATAACAATAAACAACTTCTTAAAATTGTACCTGTTGTAAAAGTTTCATATCCTAATTGAAAACACCATAGCTGATACGCTATTGTTACATTTATTATAAATACAACTGTGAAAAACAATGCCAATGAAAGAATTGAAAGTGAATACTTCATCTTCAACGCAATAAGATAAGAAACAATAACAAAGAGCATGACAAAAACTGATAGACTATATAGTATTGCTGAAATCATAATATTAATTAAATAAGCTTGTTAAATCTATTCCTAGCAATCTGAGTATAGATAATCCACCTGCTAAAACAAAAAGCAATATTGCAAGAGTCTTTACCCATTTCATTAATACTTTTCTTATTTCAGATACATCATGACCAGTTGATATTCCTTGTGCCTTTGCTTCAACTGACTCTTTATCGTGAAGAACAAAATTGTCATTCATCTTCATAGTTATTTTTTTTGATTCTTTAGCAACATCTAATAAGGCGTCTGCAACTCTATTATTAGTTTCTATCGCTTTAACTGTCTGCTCTAGTAATCTTTCATATTTATCTGGCATGATTTTATATTTACTTATTAGATTAATTTAAGGGAATGAAATAAGCGACTTCTCCAGTTGAATTATTAGAGAATGTATGTATTTTGTAGTATTGTCCTTTCGCCACAGGAGAAAACATAGACCCTGTTTCCCCAGCGCCACCTGCTTGAAAATAAGACCTTATAGTAGTAGGAGGGTTACTGCCATCTATAAATAATTCTACTCCTGCACCAGCCCCAGTATCTCCAGTAAAATAAGCCATGATAAACCCATCTGTTGGTGCTTGATATACTGTTTCCCAATTTTTAGATTCAAATGCTCCTAAAGTTGGTTTTCTGTCTATCAATATTTCTGTCTCACTCATAGCTATGCCAACATATATTCTATTAGTTCCAACTGTTGTTCCTATTGTTTTATCGTCTTGTACATAATATCTTGTTCCTTCAGTAAGCCCAGTAAAGCCTTTAACAATTCCATTAAATTGTATATCCATTGCGTTGCCATCTGTGCTATCTGAAATAGCAAATCCAGTAAATTCTACTTTTGCATTGTCGTTACCATCACAAGCATAGAATTCATTATCTGCTGCTTTTTGATATACCGCGACAGGCAAAGTAGCTCCTTCGATGGTTTCTCCTGCATCATAACTACCCGTTCTTATAGCTTTATTTAGTTTAGCAGAAGTCATTTCGTCTCCTGCTGCAAATTCATATCTGCTCATATTTTTAATTTATCATATTAAGTTTGATTTTAATATTTTTCTATTTTTAGTTCCATGATATGCTCTGTGCTCTTTGTCTTTCATAACTCTTAAATTTTCAGGTCTATTGTCAGTTTTGTCTTCGTTTATATGATGGACAATCTCAGTTTTTTTATCTAACATTCTACCAAGACACTTTTCTGCAACTGCCATATGCTCTTTAACATATCCATGCAAATCAGCTCTTGGATGTTTTGGCATTTTAATTTTTCTATAACCATGACTACCCGTAAAAGAACCACCAGTCCATCTAGGATTATTTGCACCTCGCCATCTTCCATTGTCTTGAACTTCTTGCCACACCCTCTTCATGTGTTCCATCTTGCCATCTTTATAGTTTTGCTTTGTTTTTCTGCTCATTAGCTCACTAAATTCTTTGCCTCGTTTTTTTCCTTTCCAGTAACCACCATTACAAGGTGGATTTTTCTTTAAATATTTACTGAAACACTCTTTAGAACAAAACTTAGCCTTATCTTCTCTCGCAAGAATTACTCTAAATTGCTTATTACATTCTTTACATTTTAATTTTACATTTCTATCCTTTTTGGCTATTTTATATTTAGACATAATATTCTTATTATACATATTTAGTCTAATTATATTATAGCATAATCAAAAGTCAAGTGTAGGTTATACTATTAGGGCAAAATACTAATTTCGTATTCCACGGAAAGTGTTTCAGCAGCACTTTTGTCTAATGGAAGGTCACCTGAATTGCCTTTTCCATGCCTACTAAACATATATCCACTATTCTCAGTACCCGTTCCTTGAATAAATAATCCAACTTCTCTAACCGTAGCTGTGAAATCTCCAGCAGTATAAAATGCAGTAACATATGCCTTCATTGCATCTACTCCACTACCATAAGAAGTTGAAGCTGTCTCTTTTCTAAAAACCTCATCAGCTAGTTGAGTTTGTGTTATTGTAGCATCAATAGAGCCTCGACCAACTGCGGTATAGTTAATCTTTCCATCGGTTTCATCTCCCGTAAGTACTTTTGCCAATATCGCTCTACCTACTGTCGGAGATACATTATAAGTAACAAATGTTGAAGTAGTATAGTCTCTATGTAATTCTTCTAAATACTTTTTAAAGTTTTTACCCTCTTTAAGTAATTTATCTATTTTGTGATTAAGAAACCATGCCCTTTTAGTTGTCAATGAACATTTAGTATATTTAATTTTTGTATTAATACTGATACTACTTGCAATGTTTGACGAAATAGTTTTCTTATCTGCTATCATAGAACGAATATTTTTTATAAATTCATCATCTATTTTAGCTCTCGATATTATTTTGTATATTTTTTGTTTTAACATGTTATTATTTTACAAATTGTTGAAATCACATATTTTTTTACATTGTTTCATAAACTCTTTTTCTGTATAAGTATTTTTCATATTATTACATATCCAACAACAGCTTTTAATATTTCCTTTTATATAACCCTTGTTATTATCTATTCTATCAATGCCAACAGTCTCAATCTCGCTTCCACAGTAACCGCACTCTTTCTGCCAAAGTTTTTGAAATTCTTTAAAATCAATTTTAAAATCTAATCCTCGTTTTTTTGCTTTATACTTATATATACCAAAATGATATTTAGAAGTAGAGTAAACTCTCTTTCTATATTCTTTATTTTGAATACTTATCTTCTCTTTGTTTTCTATTTTATATTTGCGTTTTCTTTCTTTGATTTTATCTATATTTTTATTGTAATATTTCTTTCTAGCCAATTTACCTTGCTCTTTATTCGCATTATGATAATCTTTTATATACTGTTTAGCTTTTTTTTTATCTTTATAAGGCATTATTTTTAAGCTTAACTCGCAAGTAAATTACTTCTATCGGCATAGGCTGGTCTTTTTCTATCTGCATTACTAGTAGGTGAATAAGTGCCAGCGACCCACGTTGGGGGGTTATCTTTAGAGGCTCTCAATAAGACATCTCTCGCTCTTGGTGATTCTGTTAATAGTTTTTTTGTTGCATTTATTGTCATTTCTGTCTGAATTTTATTTCTTTCTGATAATGACATAATAAGGTCAACGACTGTGTCTCCTCCTTCATCTTCAAGGAATTTGGTACTGTTATCTATATCTTGAATAAGTTTTTGAAGAAATTCTATGACATCTAAACTTACTGTGTTTATCAATTCAACTTCATAATAAAATGAATTATAAGTTCTTGTTTTAAATGCCACACTTTTAATTATGTAAGTTCCAGATATACCCCTGGCAGTTAAACTGATTGTCATCTCTTGACCTGCCCTTAATCCTGATTCAACTGTTCTAAATGTTGCATCAATTAAGCTATCCTTATATGATGTAAGCTCTGCTTCCGCTCTTTCTCTTGCAGATTGTTTCGTTTTTATTCGGGTATCTAGAATTTTATATTCATATTTTCCATAAGCAGTCTGACTTACGGGGTCATTCATTTTTGTAATGACTGGAAGCAAAGGTTTTCCTGTATATTTTACAGTATTCGTAGCTACGGGTTTTGTTGCATCAGGAAATTTAATCGCTTTATCATTAAAGTTATATAAACAGTCATAATCTCCAGCAGCATCAACACCATCGACACCTACTGTTTTAACAACATATCCAGCTCCCGCATCAACCCAAATTTGAATACTGTCTAATTGATATGCTGTCCAAAATGTTATCGTTTCACCATCTGCAACAATCACATCTGTAAACTCATCTCCTAAATAATCACTACCCCTTACATAAATAACATTTTTTATTTGGCTATCGTCTTCAATAATCTTTAATGAATTATAAAAGTAATTTTGAGAATTATCTGAAATATTAAAAGGTGCTACTTCATCTCCGTTAGCAAAAAAATGAATATCTTTATCATAATCAATATACCAATGATAATTAGTTATTTCTGCTAATCTTCTTAAACATTCATCTCCTCTTGCATAATCAAACCTAATATCATCAATTAGATTTGTGCAATCAACATTGTTGCCCGTAATAGAATCATCATCAAAATAATCAGTTATTAAACTTGCAATAATAGCGTCTACTGTTTGATTTGCAAATGTGTCTGGGATAAGTCGTCTTGATAAATATCTAGTATAATCAACACACTCAACTTGATACTTTTGCATCTTACCGCTGACCACTGTATCTGTAATCCTTATAATCACTCCTGCGAATATTTTTGAACCTGCAAATTCTACATTTACCTCAGATGCTAATGATGGTTTATATGTTTTAGTAGTTCCATATTTCTTAATAATAAAAGAACATGTCGAAGGTTTATCATCTAAATAATCTTTGATTCTTAATGTAGTCCAATCTATATTGCTTGAACGATTAACGCCTCCTATTTCAACTAATGGAGCGTCTTCGGGAGAAGGACTTACTGATGGACTTATGCTCGGACTTACAGAAGGAGAAAGACTCGAACTTATGCTAGGAGATAGCGAAGAACTAATGCTTGGTGATATGCTTGGGGAAAGACTAAGCGAAATTGAAGGACTCAAACTTGAAGAAAGCGAAGGCGAGAGTGACGAACTGATACTAGGCGAAATACTCGGAGACAAACTAGGAGAAAGTGACTGAGACGGAGATGTGCTTGATGAAATGCTTGGACTTAAACTTGGAGAAATTGAAGGCGACAAACTCTCACTAGGGGAAACTGACGGACTAATGCTAGGACTAATACTCGGAGATAAGCTTGGAGATATTGAAATACTTGGGCTTTCTGATGGAGAGATTGACGAACTTATACTAGGAGAAATGCTAGGCGATAGACTAGGACTAAGACTTTGAGAAGGGCTTATTGAAGCACTTGGACTTCCAGAAAAACTTAATGAAGGCGAGAGCGAAGGACTGATTGATTGGCTTGGAGATTGACTTGGCGATATACTGGGGCTTAGCGAGGGACTAAGTGATTGTGATGGGCTTTCACTAGGAGAAATACTCGGACTTAATGAAGGAGAAAGACTAACTGAAGGAGATTCTGATGGACTATATGATGAACTTGGAGAGTCTCCATCTATGTATACATAAAAACACAAATCCGATGTTTCCCAATCCCATCCTTCGTCATACTCAGATTCATTCCCTTCATGAGTAGGGTCTATATAGTCATCTCCTGTTTTTAAATCATTCCCAGAACTACCTCCATCAAAATAAACAGCAATACAATAATAAGTTGATGGTTGTAATGAATATTTTTCTCCACCACTGAAAGTAAAATTTACTAATTCAAAATTATCAGAGATTCCCGTAATATCAACTGCGCCAGATGTTGCTAGAAGAGTGTTCGGAACACTAGTTGAGCCGAATACTCCAGAATGAGAATAAAGTTTAGCATAAACATTGCCAGTTGGGCTTCCTCTTCTTTCAACATAAAATTTAGCGCTATTTAAAACACCACCACTATCAGCATTAAATGATTGTGATGCCCCATATTTTGACCCCCAAATACTGCCATACCCTGATTGATTTGTTTCACTATAACTATCTAGTAATATCATATGTCTGTTATATATTACAATCTATTGCCTAATTTCAATTGATTAATAATCATGTCGCCAATCTTCTCTGCGCCTTCTTCATCTGTCATAAATGTATTACCTGTAATTGTTATATTTATTCCGCCTATTCCGCCCTTTCTATTAAGAGGTATTATAGCCTCTTTCCCTGCTTCTCCAGCAAGAATTAAAGTTGGTCTAGTAACTATTCCACCTTCTGCTGCTTCAACTGGCATAGGACCTATAATAGGAGATGGAACTGGCATAGGACCTATAAAAGCTGGCGACTGTGGTGCATAGTACGAAGAACTAGGTGAAGGTTGCATCCTATTCATTCTTTCTAAATGTTCAGCCCATATTCTCTCTCGTTTGCCTAATTCTGTTTTTACTACCTGCGTCTCTTCTTGTTTGTTCTCGATAAACTGTGCTGTCGTTTCGTCATTAATCGCTTGTTCTTCAATTGATGATTCTAGTGTAGCTACGATTTGTTTTTTTAACTCTGCAATTTTTGTATTGGTTTCTGTTGTTATTGCGGCAATCTTCTTGTGATGGTTATAAAATAATCTAGCTAAATCGTTCATTGACGCTTGCTTTCTTTCCTCTTCTACTGCCTCTATTAATTCAGACTCATGTAGTCTAAATGTATTAAGAATAGTTTTTTCTTCCTCCTTAGACAATTCTAATTCGGCTATTTCTCTTAATAAACTATCTCTGGTGCTATTAAATGATTGAATATTTCCAGTTCTTACTGCCTCTGATTTTGCTCTTTCAATTTCTTCTTTTTTCTTTAATATTTCCTCATTAATACTTTCAATCTTTTGTTCAGAATCCACAACCATTTTTGCAGCTTCTTTATTGAAGCTCTCGATTTCTCCTAATCTTTGATTCACACCTTGCTGAAAAGCTGTTTTAATCGAATCTATGTAACCCTCTATTTTAGATTTTGCTTCTTCAGATGCATTACCTACGTCTTTAAGCCCTGCTTCAGTACCCGCTAAGGCTTCTTGGAGTTGTTCTTCAAGCTCAATTTCTCTCTTCTGTGAATTCATCAGGTCTTCGGCTGACATTAATGACTTTTTCATTGCTGCCCTTGTATTCAAATAACCAGTTGCTAAAGAATTAGTTTGGTTATTCAATTCATCTAGTACATCTGAAGACATATCCATTTGTCTTATTGCCTCTTCCAATCCCGATGTATTCCCTCTCATAGCAGCCCATAACGCCCTAAATGCCCACATTGCTTGTTTGGTTCTTTCTATTACCCACGCGATACTAGTACCTATGGTTTTAAACGCTATCATTAAGCCAGAGATTGCATCGAATAACGCCAAAGATATACTTGCAGCAACATTTGATGCATCTCCATATTTCATCATCTCTATGATTGCTAATTTTAACGCAGCAGTTACGCCTTGCCCAATAGTTCTCATGAAAGCACTACCATAGTTTTTAATAAGTTGTATTTGGTTATTAAATGTTTTCTTTTGCTTATCAAAAGCGATAGTCATATCATCTATATCGTTTGTCATGTCTTCTAATATCACGTCAAACTTTTCTGCCACAGCTCCAGTTAATGACAATACAGCATTATAACCATCAATTCTTCCCATCGCCTTAGCAAGAGACACTCCTTGTTCTTCAGCAATTTGTTTTATTTCTCTTAGTGCTGGTATTAACCCTCCAGAGGTTTTTATTAAGTCTTTTCCTGCTCCCTCATAATCACCAATTAGTTCTTTCATTTGCTCTGTCGGTCTTATTAGGGCAACCATAGCAGCTCTTAATTGATTCTGAGCAACAGAAGTCGCTAGACCAGTTGTTGTAAGGGCAGCGGTAGCTGCTTGCAACTCTTCTAATTTTACTCCTGCTTCAGCAGCCATTGGAGCAACAAGACCAAATGCAGTAGCTAATTGACTAACAGTTGTTTTACCAGCCTTAACTGTTTTGAATAATACATTCGCAACACTATCTGCGTCTTCTGCTTCATAACCAAAAGAGTTAATAGCTGATGTTAGTAAATCAGCAGACTCAGCAGTTGTACCAAGCCCAGCAACACCTAATTTTGCCGAACTCTCTAGAACTCTTAGTGCGTCTGAAGCATCTGAAATACCAGCAGATACTATTTGATAAGCAGCCGCCCCAAGTTCATCAGCACTTCTCGGCATTGTTTTTGTCATATCCGAAATCGCCTTGCCGAAACTTTCTATATTAAATATAGAAGTATCGACAAGGGTAGATACATCGGACATTTTTTGTTCAAAAGACGCAAACGCTTTAACTGATTTTACGCCTATTACACCTGCTAGTGCTGCAATAGCTGCACCAGCTATCATCGCTTGTTTTTTGAACTTATCTATTTTTGACGAAGCTCTGTCTTCGGCAGTGATTATTGCTTTGATTTTCGGATTTGCCATTGTTGATATTCTCCCTCTAAATTCTTCTTAATTCTAATGACTTCTATAAATTTTATTGGTTGATTTATAAAAGTATAATAATCCCATCCCCCCATATATCGACATATTTCTATCATGTCGAATTCTGGACTTATCTTTCCCTTTCCCTTATTTAGAACATATCTATAGCTATCTTCTAGCTCTCCTTTTTCTCTGGCGCTAAAAAAGACGATTCTTGTAACACTCCTGTTATGGCGTTAATGACAAAATCATAATCTTTGCCATGTAAATCCAGAATGTTATCTACTATCTTTTCTTTGCTTTCATTAACTGCAACAACAATATTTCTTATACTATTGTTCTGTATGTCGCTAACTTTCTCATATATAGATTGTTTCTCTCTTCCAGTAATATATGTTTTTAACTCGACTTTTGCTTTGCCAATGGGAGTTGTTATTTCTTTTGTTTCTCTTGTGTTTTCCATGTTTCTAGTAGTTGAAACTTATTAATCTTAGTAACTTACGACCTCGTTTATGATTTCCGCTGTAACCATCTTGCTATCACTTGGACTATATCTTGCGATAAATCCAATTGTTTGTCTTCCTAGCTCTTGGAAATCAACTACTTCTTCAAAATCAAAGAAGTATACTTTTGCCAAATCAATTCTGATTCTTGGAGACGTGACTGCGCCTATTGTAGTTCCCGTATCTTCAATCTCTAATCTTAATGCCTTATAGCTATTATCTAGAACGTAATCCCTGTAAGTCGTATCGGTTAGATTTAATTCAAGAGTACCGCTAATTTCAAAGTTAAGGTTATTATTGTCTTCCATACTCGCTCCACTAGCTAGGCTATAATCACCCTGCGCTTTCTTGTCAACAGTCAAAGTAACAACCTTGATTGACAAATCTGCTGCTGCATCAAGACCAGTAAGGTCAGTAGCAATGTTTACTTTCGCCATTCTTGGCACAAATACTGTTTCAGAGGCATAGTTTGGAGGTGATGTACTTGCGTCAGCATCTTTCGCTAAGAAATTAATATCTGCTGATAGATGTTCATCTCCGCCAATGTCTATGCTTAATCCAAACGTATTAATCATTCCAAGAGGATAACCTACCTGAAAAGCTCCGTCTTTCTTGAATAACGAAAGAGCTTGATGAGTAACAGTTTGCGCAACAGTGAAGGTATGCGTTTGTACGGTTGCTTCTGGGGTATCTGCTGCTGTCGCTACATCGCCAAAGAGATTATAGAAAAGCAATCCAAGACTATTGACTCCCAATTGAACTGAAACATCTCCTGAAACATATTTTCTTAAAACTGATATGTTTCCAGAATATTCAATGCTTCCAACTGGTGCTTCATCAACTGCCTTATCGACTTTTCTATTTATAGAATAAGCTTTCAATGGAACCCAGTATGCTGGTGCTCCCAATGTCCCTCTAGGGTTATCTTTGCCTATTCCAAAGTTTAATGTTCTTCCTAAAAATTTGCTCATGTTTGTTTAATTTACACAATTAATTTAATTATCGACCTATGTTATATCGTGAGTTACTACCACAATGGCAGTAGTATCAGCGACTAATAGTTCTTTATCGCCAGCTTTTGTTGTTCCCCACATACTAAAAGTAGGGCGGATGCCGACCATCGTATAATCGGCTGGCAACGATATACCTGTTAAAAACTCGTTATCATCTAGCGCATCCATAATATCATCAACTAAATCGAATAAAGCGTCTTGCGCTTCTTCCATTCCTTCTTTCGGTATGTCATAATATGCGCTTATTGTAAATGTATAATATCTCTTATTATCAATCGTAGTATCATATTCTGCTTGAGATTGATTGCTTGGAGAAATAGTAACTGCTGGATAACCACTAAGTTCTAGCGTTGAATATCCTTTTATTACTTGAATCTTGTCTATTGCTCCTATTACAGCAAGCAATTTGTCTTTTATTATTTTGTATGTTGTATCTGTCATAATCTTGTTATTGTTTTAAAAGTTTTTTTAATTGCATCATTAAAATATGTTTCTATTTTATCTGTTGATAGTTCTACTCCTTGACGTAAAAACTGCCTAACTGTGTTGGGATTTCTGGGAGGTATTGATAATGGATATCTTGCAGTTCCTTCATGTATTTTAACTGCGTAAGACACAGTAGGACCTATCTCACCTCTCAACGGAGAAAGCTTTATTCCCCTTCCAATACTTCTTCTCAATTCACCTGTATCTATTGGTGTTATTGGAACAGTTTGTCTCTGTATTTCAAAAATTGATTTTTTAATAGCTTCATCAAGGTTGCGAGCTGCAACAATAGGATATTTTCCCATTGTTTTTACAAGCTTATCAAGACCTTCAACTTTTATATTAATACTAGGCATATTAGTTAGTTGGTAAGTATGCGCGCATAATAACTTCTAAGTGTTGAACGCCTTGTCCATAATCGTGTTGCTCAACTGCTACTACATCATAAACCTGCCCATCTGAATCAGTAACTCTATCGCCTTGTTGAACATCTGACGAAACATCGCACCACGCCTTGTGAGTAGCACTGAACACACCATATAAAGCCATATCATCTTCTCTTGATATTTTCTGTATATGAACATCTACTGTTCCAGTTGCGCTAAAGCTTTTTTTATAACCAGAAACAGTGCCCAACCTTCTAACTGTTATTTCTTTGTTAAAATAATGCTGTATAGCCATATTTATTTTCTTCCAATAGTTGATACTCTATGTCGATTTAGTATAGTTTCTATTTCTAAATTACTGGATACTAACTCCCCATATTCTACCGAATAATCACCAATGCTTTCTTTCTTGATTTTTATCTCTCCAGCTTTTCCTACTTCTATAATTGCAGCGACTAGCATTGTAGAAACGAGCTTAATATCGGCTGGAACAGAAGCTTTATGTCCCCACGTTCCTGTTATCTTTACTCTCTTTGTGCCTATTGGGAACTCGGAGCGGTCTCCCTCTGGGCTTAAGATTATCTTATGTTTAGGAGTTGCGTTGTACGGATATAAGAAATAATCGTCACTTGAAATTGTATCATCGACAGTCGAACCATCTGCCTCTAAAAATTTCAACTCTGTTACTGTCAATAAATCATCTACGATTATTTCGTCTTTACCATTTCCATCGAAATATCTTATCTCTGAAGCGGATGCTGAAAATGTAGTATTGCAGTAAGCGTCTATAAAAGCATCTGCTGCACCTATCATCTCGTCAATCCAGTCATCAAAAGAAGAATCAATATTAACCAGCATGTATTTTTGTATAAATGCTTTTGAAGTGTACATTTTTTTTTATCTACGAATAAATTGTTTTAAATTAAGTACAATCTCTTTTCGGCCATGGAGTATAAGGAGTATCCATATCTCCATAAGGCGTATTCATATCGCTATAAGGCGTGTCCATTGGACAATAAGGCGACTGTGAAGGAGATGGCGAGATTGAAGGGCTTATTGATGGACTAACTGAAGATGAAAGCGATGGACTTAAAGAAGGAGATAAGCTTGGAGAAAGACTAGGGGATAAACTCGCACTAATGCTAGGCGATAAACTTGAACTTAATGAAGGCGAAAGTGAAGCCGATGGACTGCTGCTAAATGAAATACTAGGCGAAAACGATGGACTTAAAGAGGCACTAGGGGAAACTGACGGACTAATACTAGGACTTATACTAGGTGAAAGCGAAGGCGAAATTGACTCTGAAGGACTAACACTTGGTGAAATTGAAGGAGATAAACTTTCGCTCAATGAAGGGCTTAGACTTGGAGAAAGGCTAGGAGATAAGCTGGCACTAATGCTTGGGCTTAATGAAGATGAAATACTAGGAGATAAACTTGGGCTTAATGACTGAGATGGTGAAACCGAAGGACTAATGCTAGGAGAAATACTCGGACTCAAACTAGGCGAAAGTGAAGGAGATAAACTTTGAGAAATGCTAGGGCTAAGCGAAGGAGAAATAGATTCTGAAATGCTTGGACTTAAGCTTGGCGAAAGACTTGGACTAAGTGAAGCAGAAATACTAGGACTTAACGAAGGAGATATGCTAGGTGAAAAACTAGGAGAAATTGAGGAACTTAAACTTGGTGAAAGCGAAGGACTAAGCGACTGTGATGGTGACTGCGAAGGCGAGATACTTGGCGAAATACTTGGGCTTAAGCTTGGAGAAATTGAAGGGCTAATGCTCTGAGATATGCTTGGCGATAAACTTTCACTCAATGAAGGACTTAACGAAGCACTTATGCTAGGACTCAGCGAAGGAGATATGCTTGGGCTTAATGATGAAGATATGCTAGGCGATAAACTAGGCGAAAGCGATGGGCTTAAGCTTTGACTAGGCGAAACTGAAGGGCTAATGCTTGGACTTAGCGAAGGGCTTAGCGAAGCAGAAAGCGAAGGAGAAAGACTAGGGCTTAAACTTGGGCTAAGTGAAGAACTAATTGATGGTGATAATGAAGGAGAAAGTGAAGGTGAAAGCGATGGACTAATAGACTGAGAAGGCGAAACTGAAGGACTGATTGAAAGCGAAAGCGATGGGCTCAAACTTTGACTTGGTGAAACTGAAGGAGATATGCTTGAACTAATGCTAGGTGATAAACTGGCACTTAATGATGGACTAAACGAAGGCGATAAGCTTTGAGAAATACTAGGCGATAAACTTGGGGAAAGCGAAAGAGATAAAGAGGGCGACAGACTTGGAGAAATTGATGTGCTTGGACTTTCGCTAGGACTTATGCTAGGAGAAATGCTTGGGCTTAGACTTGGAGAAAGTGAAGGAGATAAAGACGGTGAAAGGCTTGGCGAAATACTAGATGATATTGAAGGAGAAAATGATGGTGAGATACTTTCGCTTGGAGAAACAGAAGGGCTAATACTTGGCGAAAGTGAAGTCGAAGGACTTTCGCTTGGTGAAATGCTTGAAGAAAGCGAAGGAGAAAGACTAGGCGAAAGTGAAGGACTTAGCGATGGACTTAAACTTGACGAAAATGAAGGAGAAAGACTAGGACTTAAAGAAATACTTAAGCTAGGCGATAGACTTGGGCTTGTAGAAGCTGAAGGACTACCACTAAATGAAATACTAGGTGACAACGAAGGACTCAAACTAGGTGAAAGCGATGGAGAAAGTGAAGCCGAAGGACTTTCGCTTGGAGAAATACTTGGGCTTATTGAAGGCGATAAACTCGGTGAAAGCGATTGAGATAATGAAGGACTAAGACTTGGTGAAATACTCTCACTAATACTTGGTGAAAGTGAGGGCGACAATGACGGAGATAAACTAGGACTTATTGAAACACTAGGACTTTCTGACGGACTTATTGAGGACGATAACGAAGTACTTAAGCTAGGAGATAGTGATTGTGAAATCGAAGGAGAAAGACTAGGACTGATTGAAACACTAGGACTTTCTGAAGGTGATATACTCTCACTAATACTAGGGCTCAAACTAGGTGAAAGTGAAGGAGATAAACTTTGACTAGGTGAAACCGAAGGACTAATTGATTCTGAAATACTAGGCGAAAGTGAAGGAGAAAGCGAAATAGATAAAGAAGGTGATAAACTTGGGCTTAAAGATGTACTTGGGGACTCACTTGGAGAAAAGCTTGGAGAAATGCTAGGGCTAATACTCGGTGAAAGGCTTGGAGATAATGAAACACTTGGACTTTCTGACGGAGAAATAGATGGAGAAAGTGAAGGTGAAATGCTAGGGCTCAACGATGGAGAAATAGATTCTGAAGGACTAACCGAAGGCGAAATTGAAGAACTAATACTTGGACTTAAACTTGGCGAAAGCGAAATACTAATTGAAGGGCTTAAGCTTGGCGATAGCGAGATACTCAAAGACGGACTTAGCGAAGAGCTTAAAGATGGACTTAGCGAAGGACTAATTGAAATACTTGGGCTTTCTGAGGGTGATATTGACGAGGAAATTGAAGGCGATAATGAAGGAGATAAGCTTGGAGAAAGCGATGGACTTAAACTCGGACTTATTGAAACGCTAATCGAAGGAGACAAGCTAGGACTTAAACTAGGTGATAAACTTGGCGAAATAGAAGTGCTAGGTGACTCGCTTGGACTAATACTAGAAGATATTGAAGGACTTAGACTCGGTGAAAGACTAGGAGAAAGTGAAGTAGAAGGGCTTTCACTAGGAGAAATTGAAGAACTGATACTAGGACTAAGACTTGGTGAAAGCGAAACACTAATTGAAGGACTTAAACTTGGAGATAACGATTGACTAAAGCTTGGGGAAATACTCTCGCTTATACTAGGAGAGAGTGAGGGCGAAAGAGATGTGCTTGGACTTTCTGATGGAGAAATAGACGAAGAAATAGAAGGCGACAATGAAGGACTCAAACTCGGACTAATTGATATGCTTGGACTTTCACTAGGAGAAATACTTTCGCTTATACTTGGAGAAAGACTTGGAGAAATTGATTCTGAAAGCGAAGGACTAAGCGATGGGCTTAAACTAATAGAAAGTGAAGGGCTAAGTGACGGACTCAAGCTTGGAGAAAGTGAAGGACTTAATGATTGTGATGGTGAAACTGAAGGACTAATACTTTCACTAATACTTGGGCTTAGACTTGGAGATAATGAAGGGCTTAAACTTTGGCTCGGTGAAACCGAAGGCGATATTGATGAAGAAATACTGGGCGATAAACTAGGGCTCAACGATACACTAAACGAAGGCGAAAGACTTGGAGAAATACTTTCACTTATGCTTGGAGAAAGCGAAGGAGACAAAGAAGGCGATAAACTCGGTGATATTGAAACACTTGGGGATTCGCTAGGGCTAATACTGGAAGAAATAGACGGAGATAGAGATGGCGATAGCGAAGGAGATAAACTTTGACTTGGTGATACCGAAGGTGAAATACTTTCGCTTATTGAAGGGCTAAGAGAAGGCGATAAACTCGAACTTAAACTAGGACTCAAACTTGGCGAAAGTGAAATACTTAAACTAGGAGATAATGACTCCGAAATTGAAGGGCTTAGACTTGGACTAATTGAAATCGAAGGACTTTCACTGGGTGAAATGCTTGAACTAATCGAAGGCGAAAGACTAGGGCTTAGACTTGGGCTAAGCGATGTACTAGGACTTTCTGAGGGTGAGATTGAAGATGAAATTGAAGCACTCAAACTTGGAGAAAGGCTTGGAGAAAGCGATGGACTAAGCGAAGCACTTAAACTTGGAGATAAACTCGGACTTATAGAAATACTAATCGATGGACTTAAGCTTGGGCTAAGCGAAGCGCTAGGACTTTCGCTTGGGGAAATGCTTTCACTTATTGACGGACTTAGACTAGGCGAAAGCGATGGAGACAAGCTCTGGCTTGGCGAAACTGAAGGAGAAATACTTTCACTTATACTAGGACTTAAACTTGGGCTAAGCGAAGGTGAAAGTGAAGGACTTAATGACAATGAAAGCGAAGGGCTTAAACTTGGGCTTATTGAAATGCTAATCGAAGGGCTCAAGCTAGGACTAATAGAGGCACTAGGACTTTCGCTAGGAGATATAGACGAACTTAATGAGGGGCTTAATGAAGGACTTAAGCTTGGCGAAATAGATTGACTAGGGCTTTCACTTGGTGAAATCGAAGAACTTATTGACGAAGATAAACTTGGACTAAGACTTGGGCTTAGGCTTGGCGATAAGCTCTCACTAATGCTAGGACTCAATGAAGGCGATAACGAAGACGATAATGATGGGCTTAAGCTAGGACTTAAACTTTGACTAGGCGAAACACTTGGCGAAATCGAAGAACTCAAACTAGGAGAAAGTGAAGGGCTTAGACTTGGACTTAGGCTTTGGCTTGGAGAGACTGAAGGAGAGATACTCTCAGAGATTGAAGGGCTAAGCGATGGACTAAGCGAAGGACTTAAACTTGGGCTTAATGATATAGAAAGAGATGGGCTTAATGAAGGGGAAATTGACTCTGAAAGTGAAGGCGACAAACTTGGGCTAAGAGACGTGCTTGGACTTTCACTAGGAGAAATGCTTTCACTAATGCTCGAACTTAATGAAGGACTAAGACTAGGACTTAGACTTGGAGAAAGCGAGGGCGATAAACTTTCACTTAAACTAGGAGACAGTGATGGGCTAAGTGAAGGAGACAAACTAGGGCTAATTGAAGTCGAAGGACTTTCACTAGGAGAAATTGAAGGTGAAATTGAAGGACTAAACGAAGGACTCAAACTTGGAGAAAGAGATTCGCTTGGACTTTCACTTGGAGATATGCTAGGACTTAAGCTAGAGCTTATACTGGGGCTTAAGCTAGGACTTATACTAGGAGAAAGACTTGAAACTGAATAAGTTACATTTAGTAATGCTGGCTTAATTATACTTCCAGAATAATCATGTATGGTATTATATTGCCATTCATTGCTTGGAGTTTTCCAATTTATCATTAAAGATAAATGGCTACTCAATGCCCAACTTCCTCTATCAACAATCTCTTGTATTATTGTACTTATATCAGGAGTATCTACTGACGTATCTTCTGTCCATGAACCAGGTGTCCATTCAACTCTTGCTGTCGTATCTGTTCTATCAACTGGGCTAGCTGCGTCTGCCCATACAGCAGAATCATCTACATCATCTCCACTAATTTCTAATGTTAATTCTAAGGCACTATCTGCTGCTGGCACTAAAGTAAGAACAGCAGTTTCTATCGTTGCTCCTTGTGGAATTCTAGGATATTTAAATCTAAATCCATCTTTACAATGTCCACCAGAACCACCATCAGAACCTACTTTAATTGTTGTTGCAGTTGTATATGTTGTGCCTAGGTCATAACAATCATCTGCGTCTGCTTCTATTCTTCTGCGAGATTCTCCAGTAACATAATCCACTGCCCAAACTTTAAAATTATCAAAATCTATTTCATATTCTACTTCGCTTGCTCCCCAGTAATAAGAAAGTAGCGCAACACCTTTAGTCGTCATTAAAGAATCATCTGTTGTGTCGATTTTTAAAACATCGTCTAAATATGCCCTTATTATATTTGTACTACCTCCTTGAATTATCTCTACTTTTAAGGTGTACCATGTATTCGCATTAAGAGTTACATTGACTTCTCCACTAACAAGCGTCCACGCATTATCAACTAATTTTGCAACATTTATTTGCTCTTGAGCAAAATCTAAGAAAATTTCATATTTATTTTCCGTTCCTTCAGATGTTCCTGCCTTATCGTAATCAAAATGTGGACACACATATCCAGCACCAGTTCCATTTGGAGAACGAATATCAACTTCAATAGTACAAGTTTCTGTTTCTAAATCTCTAACAATGGCAATTTCTTCATCGCTGTTACTTGCTGTTCCCTTAAACACTAAAACATCACTAGTAATAACACCGCTTGGAGTAGTTCCTATTTGTTCTTCTATATATCTAGGCAAAGGAAATACTCCTTCAGCATATGATGTATAATCGTCATCTATTACCAATGTTCCAATAGGAACGCTTGGCGAGATGCTTGGAGAGATTGATGAACTTAGAGAAAGACTTGGCGATATGCTTGGCGAAAGAGACGAACTTGGAGAAACTGAAGGCGAAATTGATGGTGAAGGACTAATGCTTTCACTAATGCTTGAAGAGATTGAAGGTGAAATTGACTGACTAGGACTGACACTAGATGAAATGCTTGGACTTAAACTGGGACTAATAGAGGTACTAGGACTCTTACTTGGAGATATGCTAATAGAAGGACTTTCAGAAGAAGAAAGACTAGGACTGATACTTGGCGAGATAGAGGGTTGGTCTCCACTTTCATTAAATAGTCCTTCATTAAATAACAGCAAATTGTATAAGCTGT